GTGGTTTGTTGTCTGCCGCACAGCAATTGCCATCGGTGTTCACGAATATCACCAATGGCGGCTTCGATGTGACTATCGATGGCACGGCCAAGACGCTGACCAATCTGGACTTCGCGGCCGTGAGCAACATGAACGGCGTGGCGTCGATCGTGCAAACCGCCTTGGGCGGCAGCAACAAGTGCGTGTGGAATTCGATATTGAATCGCTTCGACATCACAAGCGGTACGACTGGCGCAGGCACAGCGGCGACGGGCACGATCACGCTCGAATCCAATCCGACCAGCACGGACACAGTGACGATCAACGGCACGTCTGTTGAATTCATCACGGCGCTTACGTCTGGCATCCAGGTTAAGTTGGGCGCCACGCTGGCGATTACGGCCGCGAATCTGCAAGCGGTACTTGCGGCATCCAACGATGCGGGTTTGTCCGCTTGCACATATTCGACAGTGGCCGCAACTGGTATCACGACGATCACCTACAACAGCGTCGGCACAGGCGGCAATGCGATCACGCTGGCAACGTCGGATGACACCAAGATTTACCTAAATGGTTCGTCGCAGTCATCGACGACGCTGGCCGGCGGCGTCAATGCGTCATCCATCACATTCGCCACGTCGCCCACGTCAAGCTACGTCGATATGACGACGCTGCTTAACCTGACCAGCGCAACAGGCGCATCCATCGTGCAGGGCATCAACGCCGAGTCGGCGCTGTCTGCCGTGGTGACGCTGGCCGGCATGACGACATCTTGGTACGGGCTGACCTGTTGTTCGGCATCGGAGGAGGTATCTGACGAATTGGCGATTGCTGCATTCATCGAATCGGCGGTTCCATCGCGCATTCACGGCGTGACGACGCAGGACTCGAACGTGCTGAACGCCAGCTCGACCGAGGATATCGCCTATCAGCTCAAGGCGTTGGGCTACAACCGCACGTTCACGCAGTATTCGAGCAGCACGCCCTACGCGGCAATCTCCCTGTTTGGCCGCGCCTTTACGGTCAATTTCCAAGGCCAGAACACGACGCTCACGCTCAAGTTTAAGACGGAACCTGGCATCGTCGCGGAGACGTTGACAGAGAGCCAAGCTAACTCGGCCACCGGTAAAAATTGCAATATTTTCGTCAACTACGACAACTCGACGGCCATCGTGCAGCAAGGCGTCATGGCGTCAGGGCAGTTCTTCGATACGATCCAGGGTAGCGATGCGCTGGCGAATCAGTTGCAGACTGACCTCTATAACGCGCTCTACCTCGCGCCCACGAAGATTCCGCTGACAGACGCAGGCATGGGGTCGCTGGTCAATACGGCGGCAGGTAGCTGCGGCGTATACGTCAACAACGGTTTCCTTGCGCCGGGAGTGTGGGAATCGAGCCAGACATTCGGCGCGCTCCAGGAAGGCCAGACCTTGCCGAAAGGCTTTTACATCTACTGCGCACCCGTATCTAGCTTGGATTCTGCGCAGCGCGCGGCACGTCAGGGGCCACCAATTCAGATCGCCGCCAAGTTGGCTGGGGCTGTGCATTTCGTTTCGACCATCGTCTACGTTGCGCCTTGATAGCGCACGACCTATTAAATAAAGGAGAGCTATCATCGCCACGTATTCCTTCCAAGACATAAACGCGACCATCGCCGGCCCAGGCGGATCGGTCATCCTCGCCAACGGCGCCGGCGCAGCCGAAGAAGGCATCGAGACGGAACCGGAAGGCAAGAAGAACGAGATGGAGATCGGTGCCGATGGCAGCGGCCAACATTCGCTCATTGCCTCAAATGCCGGCGTGCTGACCGTTCGACTGCTCAAGACCTCGCCGGCGAATGCCCAGCTTATGGCGCTATATCAGGCGCAGCAGCTCAGCTCTGCAACCTGGGGACAGAATGTATTCAGCCTCACGAACGCGCAGACGGGAGATTCAGTGGCGTGTTCCGGCGTGGCGTTTCAGCAGCGCACGAAGCTGGGCTACAAGACCAAGGCCGGCATGAACGAGTGGAAATTCGACTGCATTTCCATGATAGAAACCCTCGGTACCTACAACCCGTAAACGACCATGAGCTTCCAGATTAACGGTATCAATTATCAAGCCGCCAAGCTAGACGCGAAGCGGCAGTTTCACGTGGCGCGCCGGCTCGCGCCTATCCTCAGTAGTCTGGTAGCGGCTATGCCAAAGGAATCTACCGAGTCGGAAGCAGCAGGCTTCAATGTGCGGATGCTAATGCCGATTGCGGATGCTATCTCGCAGATGTCGGACGAGGCATGTGACTACGTGCTGGATGCCTGCCTGTCGGTCACGCAACGCCAGGACGGTCAGATATGGGCACAGGTAACAGCCAGCAATGGCCGCATCATGTATCCAGATATCGACATGTCCGTCATGCTGCAGATTGCATCCAACGTCATCCAGGCCAGCCTCGGCAACTATTTTCCAGGCGCGGCTGGCGCGATAGCAGCGACGAAGACGAGCTAGGGATCGAGTGGGCCAGCTTGCCGTCGGGTGAGGATTGGTTGCTACGCCCCGTACTGGAAGGTCTGTGTCAGTACGAGAGCCTGAAAAACGGCGCGATTGACCTGGCCGACGTTGCCGATATGAACGATGCCCTGAATGTGCGCGCGGAGAACGAGCGCCGCGCGCATGAAGCGCAAACCAAGAACAGAAAGGATTAACGATGGCTGATGCTGCTGGATCGTCGGTAATCCATGAATTTTTGGTAAGTCTTGGATTCCAGGTAGACAAGAAGAGCGAAACCGCCTTCACTGACGGCATCAAGCGCGCCACCGAAACCGTCGTGAAGATGGGCGCCGCGCTCGAAGCGACTGCCCTGGCCGTGGTCGGGTTCACGACCAAGATCGCCGACCAGATGGAGACGCTGTATTTCGCCAGCCAGCGCACAGGCGCGTCGATTGAGAACATCAAGGCATTCGGTTTCGCTGCTGGGCAGCTTGGATCGAGCGCCAGTGCCGCGCAGAATTCGCTTGAAAACTTCGCACGCCTGCTGAAAACGAACCCGGGCCAAGAGGGATGGCTGCATACGTTCGGCGTGCAGACGCGCGATGCGAACGGGGCGCTGCGCGATACGACCGACATTCTGCAGGATGTCGGCAAGATGCTGGCGACACGGCCTGTCTATCAGCAATACAGGTTCGCCGAACAGTTGGGTATCGACGAAAACACCATGCGCGCCATGATTGCTGGCATGGGCGAATTCAGCGACGAATACAAGCGCATGATGCGCGCGGCAGGGCTGGACTCGCAATCTGCCGGCAAAGCCTCTCACGAATTCATGAACCAATTGCGCCTGCTGCTAGGCGCCATTCAGATACTGGTCATCAAGGTCGGCACTGCGCTAACTGGTAGTGTAGGCGGCGGCATAAAGCAGTTCCGCGAATACATCGTGGCGAACTTCGACCAGATATCGCGCAAGATCAAGCAAGCGATGGTGGTCATTCTCGCCCTGGCGGATGTGATCAGCCGGCTGGTATTGCGCGGCATCCAGGCGATTGGGGATTTGCTCGCGTGGTGGGATAAGCTCGACCATGGATCGAAAACGTTGATTGAGACGTTCGGTCTGATTTTGGTTGCGTGGCGCGCGCTCAATGCTGGGTTTCTGTTGTCACCTATCGGCATGGTGCTGGCGCTGGGCGCCGCATTGCTGTTGCTTTATGACGACTATCGCACATGGAAAGAAGGCGGCAAGAGTCTGATCGACTGGTCGGAGTGGGAACCGGCCATCGAGAAAACAAAGGCAGCCGTTCTTTGGTTGATTCAAAAAGGTGGCGAGCTGATCGATAAAGTCGGCGGCATCAAGACGGTTGCCGAAGTCCTTGGAGCCTACATTGTAGGTTCGTGGGTCGCCGGAATGGTTGGGGGCGTGCTCAAGGTCACGGAAGCAGTGATGGGGTTGTCTGCTGCATTTGGTCGGTTGCTGCCAATAGCCACAAAAGTGTCTACGGCCTTCGTCCGCATGCTGCCCGTGGCGGCAAAAGCAGGCGCGGTAGGAATAACGGCTGTCGCAGCCTATAAAGTAGGGTCTGCCATCAACGACAAGTTCTTGAAAGATACGCGCGTAGGCGACCGGCTAGGCAAGGCGCTGAATATTTTTGCAGCAATGCTTGGCTCGAAGGATGCCAAGGAAGCACTTGCGGGCGAAGATGCTGCCGTAAAGCTAGGGCTTGGTGGCACAGAAACTTTGCTGCCGGGTGCCAAAACTCTAAAGGGTTCCGCTGGCGCTCTGCTAAGTTCGGCACACGCCCATGAAACGCGCGGCATCAGAAACAACAATCCTGGCAATCTGAACTACGTCGGA